GTTTGGAAAAAGGTAAAAGACGGTGAAGTAAAAGGATTTTCAATAGAAGGTTATTTTGTAGATAAATACGACATGAGTTCACACGAAGACGAAGCGTTAATTGAAAAATTAAAAGACTTAATAAATAAATATGAAAACACCAACGAAAAGTAAAACAAGTCCTAAAGGCGGTAAACGTGGTTGCCTATGTAAAGACGGTAAATATTCAAAAGAATGTTGCAACGGTGACTTACAAAATCAAGGGATAGGAAGTTTAGTAAATCAAGGTACTTCTACAATAGTACATTTATAAAAAAGGAACAATTAAAAAACCAATAAGTTAATAAGCTATGATAAACAATATTTTAAAGAAAATCGAAAAGGCTAACGAAGTTGAAAACGTAGAACTTGCAAAGCACGAAGTAGAACTTGCTTTAGTAGACGATTTGAATAAAGTAGTGTCTGAATATATTAAATCAAATGCAAATTTTCAAACAGTATTTAACGAACATAAACAATTAGACGATAGGTTTATGGCTTTAAAAGCAAGAGCAAGAGAGTTTTATGCTTTTGATAAAAAAATATATACCGAAGCTCAAAAAGTAATTAATAACATAAAACAACAAGCTAAAGATTTAGGTGTAGACCCTAATAGTATAAAAGGCTTAAAAGATTTATATCAATTAATAGACGATGGTAGTAGAAGTTATAAAACTTATGAAGCAATTGAAAAATATAATAAATAAATAAAAATGAAAAATAGCCTAATCAATCAAATTAAAACTTTACTCGGTATGGAAGTAAAGTTAGAAACAATGAAACTATCGGACGGTGTTACAGTTTTAGAAGCTGAAATGTTTGAAGCTGGTAACGAAGTATTTGTAGTTACTGAAGACGAACAAAAAATAGCTTTGCCAATCGGAGAATACGAAATGGAAGACGGTCGTATGTTGATCGTTGTTGAAGAGGGAATTATTTCTGAAGTAAAAGAAAAAGAAGAGGAAGAAGAAGTAGAAGTTGAAGAGCCTATCGAAGAAGAAGCGAAAAAAGAACAAGAAATGGAAACAGCTAAAAGCGCTCCTAAAAAAGTAGTTGAAAGCACAATTAAAGAAAGTTTCTTTTCGGAAATTGAAGCATTGAAAAAAGAGAACGAAACGTTAAAAGCTGAATTAAGCAAATTGAACGAGGTTAAAGAAAACGAGGTAGAACTATCTGAAGAGGTTAAACCAATTTCTTTTAACCCTGAAAACGAAAACAAAGTTGAGTCTATAAAATTTGCGTCTAAAAGACCACGCACAATTATGGATTCAGTTTTAAACAAACTAAATAAGTAATAATTTAAAAAACAATAAAAAATGAGTACAACATTAACAAGTATCTCAAATGATTCTTTACGTCAAGTAGGTGTAATTGAAACATTAACGGGTGCAACAACTTTAACTGCTGAAGATAGCGGTAAAGTATTTATCTTAAACGCTGCTGCTGGAGCGCAAATTACACTTCCAGCGGTTGCCGATGGAGCTGGACAATCTTACAAGTTCGTAGTAGGTGCGTTATTCGCAACAACTGCTTGGACTATTAAAGCGGCTACAAGCAAAATTCAAGGCGGTGTTATCGTAAACAGTACAAACGTACCGGGTGCTGATGAAAACACAATTACGTTTTCTGCTTCTGCTGATACAATTGGCGACTTCGTAGAATTAGTTGGTGACGGAACAAACTGGTATGTTTTTGGACTTGGTACTTCTGCTGGTGCAATTACTTTAACCGTAGTATAAATAAAATAAAAAACTAAATAAAAATGGAAAAAATTAACCTATCAACTACTCAAAGCATTACTACAACGTATGCTGGTGAGTTCGCTGGAAAATATATCGCTGCTGCTTTGTTAAGCGCTCCAACCTTGGAAAAAGGCGGTATTACTATCATGCCGAATGTTAAGTACAAACAAGTAATTAAAAGAGTTGCTACTGACGATATTATCAAAAACGCAACTTGCGATTTCGACCCTACGTCAACAGTTACTTTAACTGAAAAAATTCTTCAACCTGAATCTTTTCAAGTTAACTTACAATTGTGTAAAAGTGATTTCAGACAAGACTGGGACGCTATTCAAATGGGATATTCTGCATTCGACGTTTTGCCTAAATCATTTGCTGATTTCTTAATCGCACACGCTGCTGAAAAAGTTGCTGCTGGAATGGAAACTTCTATTTGGAGAGGTGTTAACGCAAGTGCTGGGCAATTCGCTGGTTTAATGACACAATTAACTACTGATGCTGCTTTACCAGCTGCTCAAGAAATTGCGGGTACTACTGTTGATGCTACTAACGTTGTTGCTCAATTAGGTTCAATCGTTGACGCTTTGCCAGCTGCTTTGTACGGTAAAGAAGATTTAACTCTTTATGTTTCAAATAACATTTATAGAGCGTATGTTCGTGCATTGGGTGGGTTCGCTGCTTCTGGAGTAGGAGCTAACGGTTACGACAACAAAGGAAACAACCAAGTATTGAATGACTTGTATTTTGACGGAGTTAAAATATTCTTAGCTAACGGACTTGCTTCAAACACTGCTTTACTTGCTCAAACTTCAAACTTGTACTTTGCGACTTCTTTGATGTCGGATATGAATGAGTGCAAAGTTATTGATATGGGAGATATCGACGGTTCGCAAAATGTACGCGTAGTAATGAGATTTACAGCAGACGCTAAATACGGTTTTGCTTCTGACTTAGTTACTTACGGAATCGTTAACTCGGCTAACTAAAAAACATAAACTATAATAAAGGGTGGTGCAATATACACCACCTTTTTTTTTGTTAAACTTTAAAAAATAATAAAATGAGCTGTGATATAACAAATGGTAGAATAGAACAATGTAAAGATTCCGTTTCGGGATTGAAGTCTATTTACTTTATTAACTACGATGACTTAAACCCCGATAGCGTTACTTACGTTGGTTCAACGGATGAGATTAGCGACTGGACTCCAATTTCTGCTGGTGCTTTACAATTGTATAAATACGAATTAAAAGGTGCTAATAGTTTTGAAACTACAATTAATTCAAGCCGCGATAACGGTACTACATTTTTTCAACAAACGCTTACTATTCAATTAAAAAGACAAGACGTTACAACGCATAAAAACGTTAAACTTTTGGCTTATGGTAGACCAAGAATTGTAGTTAGAACAATGACTGACCAATTCTTTTTAATGGGTCTTACACAAGGTGCGGACGTTACTGCGGGTACCGTTTCTTCGGGATCGGCTTTAGGTGACTTCAATGGTTATAATTTAACTTTTGAAGCTATGGAAGTTTCACCAGCTAATTTTCTTGATGTTTCAACTGAAGCACAATTGAAAACTTTGTTTGAAGATGGCGCTGGAGTAGATGCACAAATAGTTACTGCATAATTTCTTTCTTCTATATACTTGCTCAAAAGACACTTACTTCGGTAGGTGTTTTTTGTTTAAGGACAAAACCGACCTTTAGTCGTTTATAATATATGATTATTCTAACTACTTCGACAAATGACCAAGATTTTGTGTTTATACCACGAAATAAAGTTTTTGATTATGTAGCTATTACGGACGATCAAACGAACGTAACAACTGAAATAACTGGTTACACTTACACACAAGGGGAATATTACGATACGTTTGAAGCTGAATTTAATTTAGTAGAAAATCATTTTTACGATTTGGTATTTATTAACGGTGCTACGGTAGTTTATAAGGATAGGATATTTTGTACTAATCAAAGTGTTTCGAGTTTTTCAGTAAACAAAAACCAATATACTGCTAATAGCACCACAAATGAATTTATAGTTTATGAGTAATATACACGTTTTAGAATTAAGTTCTTACACAACGCCCGTAATTCAAGAGTCAAAACGCGACGCTTGGGTTGAGTTTGGCGAAGATAATAACTACTTTCAGTTTATCATTGATAGGTACGTTAATTCGACAACTAATAGCTCGGTAATAAACAACGTTAATAGATTAATTTACGGTCGTGGTTTAAGTGCGTTAGATGCAAGTAAAAAGCCAAATGAGTACGCTCAAATGATGGCTTTATTTCACCCTGACTGCATTCGTAAAATTGTACTGGATAGAAAAATGTTTGGTCAATTTGCAATGCAAATACATTATTCACAAGACCACAAAAGAATTTTAAAAGCGTATCATATACCCGTGAATTTATTACGCGCGGAAAAGTGCAATAAAGACGGAGAAATAGAAGGTTATTATTATTCAGATAATTGGTTAGATGTTAAGAAATACGCTCCTAAAAGAATACCAGCTTTCGGATATTCAAATGAACAAATAGAAATACTTTATTCAAAGCCGTACGCGGTTGGTATGAAATATTACGCTTTACCTGATTATCAGGGAGGGTTACCTTATGCAAAGTTAGAAGAAGAAATAGCTGATTATTTAATTAACGAAGTTCAAAAAGGCTTCGCTGGACGGGTTGTAATTAACTTTAATAACGGGGTACCAACTGAAGAACAACAACAAATTATTACGGGAAAAGTAAAAAGTCAATTAACTGGGCCGCGTGGCGAAAAGGTTATTATAGGATTTAATAATAACCAAGAAAGCAAAACAACGGTTGACACAATGCCCGTTAACGATGCTCCAGACTTGTATAATTCATTAAGTGAGGAATGCGTAAAGAAAATTATGTTAGCGCATAACGTTACAAGTCCGTTATTATTTGGTTTAGGTTCGGCTAATGGTTTTAGTTCAAATGCTGATGAATTAAAAAACGCTTCTATTTTGTTTGACAATATGGTTATTAAACCTATTCAAGACCAAATAATAGATGCCTTTGATAAAATTTTAGCCTTTAACAGTGTTTCTTTGAAGTTATTCTTTAAAACGTTACAACCTTTGGAGTTCGTAGATTTAGAAAACGCACAAAACGAAGAACAAGTAGCTGAAGAAACGGGAACGGAATTAAGCAAAGTAAACACGGAATTAGAAGAAATATTAAACGAAGTTGATGCCAACCAATTAGGCGAAGGCTGGGTAATGGTAGACGAACGAGAAGCTTCAGAAAATGACGAAGAATTAGATTCGCAATTAATTAAAGCTGAATTAGATTTAGAGCCTAAAACAACGCTTTTAAGCCGCTTAATTAACCTTGTTCAAACTGGCAACCCTCAACCCGATAAAAAGAGCGCACAAGATAAAAAAGTAGGAGATTTAAAATACTTTAAAGTTCGTTATAAATACACGGGAAATAAAGCACCCGACCGTGACTTTTGTAAAGCAATGATGTCAAAAGAAAATAGGTTATTTAGAAAAGAAGATATTGATGCAATGAGTAGAAGGGCGGTTAATCCTGGTTTTGGCGAAGGCGGTGCAAATACGTACGATATATTTCGTTTTAAAGGCGGCGCACGATGTCACCACAAATTTTCAAGGGTAACTTTTATGTTAGATTTAAACGCTATTGAAAAAGGTTATTCTGAAATAGGAACAAGAGCAGCAGAAATTAAAGGATATAAAGTAAC